CAGAATACTCAACAATCTAAACTGATAAACCAACGAAAAAATAATCTACCTCCAATGGATTTTGAATCCAATGAGGATAGCTTAGATGGTTTTGATATGGCAGAGTTTGAGCCTAGATAGGCTTAAATCTGTATTTATATTTTGTATAACTTTGTAAAAATTAAATCAAATGGAAATGAAAGTAAAAGCTATTGATGGCATTGAAGCCAAATCAATACAAGAAGTGGAGAAAGAATTACTCCAAAAACATGATGAACAATTTAATGATGGTAATGATGAAGTTACTATTATTGAAGGTACATCACAACAGGAAGAGGTTGAAGTAAATACAGATGCTGCGATAGTATCTGAGGCTAAGGCAGAGATGAGTGATGCTGACATCTTATCATACATTGGTAACAAGTATGGTAGACAAGTAGCATCAGTAGATGAATTACTTTCTAGTAAAGAAAGAGATGAGTTGCCATCTGATGTTGAAGCATTTTTGAAATACAAAAAAGAAACAGGGAGAGGGATTAATGACTTTGTTAAATTAAACAAAGACTTTGATTCAATGAACCCTGATGCTTTGCTAAGAGAATATCTATCTGTAACTGAAGAAGGTTTAGATGCAGATGATATTGAAGCTATGCTTGAAGAGTATTCATACGATGAAGATTTGGATGATGACTCAACAATCAAGAAAGCTAAATTAGCAAAGAAGAAAGTGATTGCACAGGCTAAAAAGTTTTTTACTGAGCAGAAGGAAGCATACAAACAACCACTTGAGTCAAGTACGGTTGGGACTTCCCAAGAAGCAAAGGAACAACTTGAAGCTTATCAGCAATATATACAGGAATCTAAGACGTATCAAGAAGAGAGCGAACGTAAAGTACAATGGTTTCAGCAGAAGACCGATGAGGTTTTCTCAAACGAGTTCAAAGGTTTTGAGTTCGATTTAGATGGAAGCAAAGTAGTGTACACTCCCGGAGATGCATCAGAATTAAAGAAAGCACAATCAACTCCAATGAACTTTATTAATAAGTATTTGGATGAGAGTGGTTTAATGAAGGATGCATCAGGATACCATAAAGCACTTTCTGTAGCAATGAATCCTGACAAGTTCGCCAAGTTCTTTTATGAACAAGGTAGAGCAACAGCAATTGATGAGGATATGCGTAAAGCCAAAAACATTGACATGGATATACGTAGAGCACCTGAGGTTATCAATAATGGAGGAATGCAAATTAAAGCAGTTGATTCAGGCTCAGGTAGGAATCTAAAAATTAAAAGTAAAAGAAATAATTAACAATTTAAAAATTTTAAAAAATGGCAGGTTCAGTATTAAATACGCCCGGTTATCAATTACAACCGTCAGCAGAACAAGTGCCTTTGAGCACTAACTACATTACCAACTTCGATTTTATGAATCAGTATCTTCCTGATACTTATGAAAAAGAATTCGAGCGTTATGGTAATCGTACAATCGCATCTTTCTTACGTTTAGTAGGAGCAGAGATGCCTTCAAACTCAGATTTAATTAAGTGGGCTGAGCAAGGACGTTTACACACAAAGTACACTTTATGTGAAACTAGTGGTGACATTGGTGATGACACAGCAACTATCACAGTTGACGATACCCTTATTCCGGGTAGTGGTGGTATTGCTATCCGTAAAGGTCAAACCGTTTACATTACTTCAAACACAGGTACAGGTGGAAACAAAGGTATCGTATTAGATGTTGATGTTGCAAATAACACTTTTGATGTAGCTTACTATGAAGCAGGTGGTCAAGTATTCGGTAACGTATACTTAACTGTATTTATTTATGGTTCTGAATTCAGAAAAGGTGTTAACGGAATGCAAGGTTCTTTAGAGTCTGATGACATCTTCTTAGAAAACTCTCCAATCATCATCAAAGATAAGTATGCAGTATCAGGTTCTGATATGGCTCAAATCGGATGGGTTGAAGTAACTACTGAGAATGGTGCAACAGGATACTTATGGTATCTTAAATCAGAGCACGAAACTCGTTTACGTTTTGAGGATTACTTAGAAACTTCAATGATTGAAGCAGTTCCTGCTGAAGCAGGTTCAGGTGTAGCTACTCAGGCAGTTAACGACCAAGTAGGTAACAAAGGTTCTGAAGGTATCTTCTACGTAGTAGAAGAGCGTGGTAACGTATGGGGTGGTGGAAATCCAACTACATTAGTAGATTTTGATTCAATCATCTCTCGCTTGGACAAACAAGGTTCAATCGAAGAAAACGTAATCTTCGTTAATCGTGACTTCGGTTTCGATATCGATGATATGTTAGCTTCATTAAACGGTTATGTATCAGGTGGTTCTTCTAACTCTGCATCTTTCGGTTTATTCGATAACGATGTTGAGATGGCTTTGAACTTAGGTTTCTCAGGATTCCGTCGTGGTTATGATTTCTACAAGTCAGATTGGAAATACCTTAACGACCCAACCATGCGTGGTGGTCTTACAGGTGCAGGCGTTGTTAAAAATGGTTTGTTAGTTCCTGCAGGTTCTACTACCGTTTATGACCAAATTCTTGGTAAAAACGCTAAGCGTCCATTCTTACACGTACGTTATCGTGCAACTGAAGTTGAGGACAGACGTTACAAAACTTGGATTACAGGTTCAGCAGGTGGTGCACAGACTAGCGATTTAGATGCTATGGAAGTGAACTTCTTGTCAGAAAGAGCAGTATGTACCTTAGGTGCAAACAACTTCTTCTTGTTCCAAGCGTAAGTTTATAATTAGGGGGGTGGAGTATTCTACTCCCCTTATTTTTTTTAACAAATTAAATCATATCAAATGTCAGTAAAAAATACCAATGTAGACAAAGTCTACAGATTAACTAGGAATGCAGCACCATTATCTTTTATACTGCCTTCAAAAAACACTAAGCGTTTTTCTTTATTATATTTTGATGAGACTACTAATAGTAATCGTCCATTAAGATATGCCATTAACCAAAAATCTCCATTCGAGGATGAGCAAGATGGTAATGCAATTTTAGAACCAATCATTTTTGAAGATGGTTTCTTGAGAGTTCCTCAAACTAATCCTGTATTACAACAATTCTTATATTATCATCCCGGAAATGGAACTACATTTATTGAAGTAAATGAAGAGAAGGATGCAGCTAAAGAAGTTGAAACTTTAACTGCTGAGGTTGATGCTTTAATTGAAGCAAGACAATTATCTATTGAGCAATTAGAAGTATTGGGTCGTGTATTATTTGGAAAGGATACCTCTAAGATTAGCACATCAGAATTAAAACGTGATATGCTTATCTATGCAAAGAGAAATCCAAAACAATTCCTGAATGCATTAGGAGACCCTATGGTTAAGTTACAATCAAACGTACATTTATTCTTTGATGCTAAGTTATTAGCATTTAGAAATAATAAAAAAGAAGTATTTTATAATACCACTTCAAACAAAAAGAAAATGTTATCAATACCATTCGGAGAAGACCCGATGTACTTTGTTACATCGTACTTACAAAGCGATGATGGATTAGATGCACTTCGTATGTTAGAGGGTGAATTAGGTTTAGAATAAGTACAATTAAGTTTGTTTTATAGAGAGGGAGTTCGCAAGACTCCCTTTCTTTTTTTTCTTATCTTTGTGAAAACATTATATAATGATTAACTCAGTAAGAAATACAGTATTGTCTGTTCTGAATAAGAACAACTACGGATATATATCTCCGTCTGATTTTAACCTGTATGCTAAGCAGGCTCAGATGGAGTTGTTTGAGGAATATTTTTCTCAATATAATAAGGTTATTAATATGGAGAATGTACGTCAATCAGGAGTTGACTATGCAAATGTCCAAAAACCAATAGCAGAAACAATAGAATATTTTTCAGAAACAAAAACATTAACACAAGTAGGTGTTGACTTAAATCAATATTATTTACCAAGTCCTGCTACAACAGGAGATACATACTTTATGATTAATAAAGTATTATGCTATAAACTTATAGATGCTGAATTAGAATTTTTAGGACAAGCAGATAAGGTTAGTCTTAGTAGAATTACTATGCTTAATTTATCTTTACTCACAACTCCTAGTGAAACTTTTCCTGCGTGGGTTCAAGAAGGTGAGGTAATAAAATTATATCCACCAACTATAAACTCAGAAGACTCTTTGGTAGCACAATACTTTAGACATCCTAAAGACCCTAAGTGGACTTATCAAACATTAATAAATGGTGAACCTGTGTTTGACCAATCTCAAAATGACTATCAAGATTTTGAATTACCATTAGAAGATGAATATAAATTAGCTATGAAGATTCTTCAATACTGTGGTGTATCTATTAGAGAGCAAGAAGTTGTTCAGTTTGGTATGGCTCAGGAACAACACGAACAACCAACATTTAGTCAACAACAATAAAGAAATAGAACATGGCATATATATCTCAATATAAATATTACGAGAACGCAGGAGTTGCTCCTACAAATGAAAATTGGGGGTCTTACCAATATGTAAGTCTTTTTGATATTGTAAATAACTTTTTATTAATGTATAGTGGTAATCACTCATTAGTTAATAATGAAGAGCGTTACAAGATTTTGTTTCACGCTAAGCGTGCCATTCAAGAATTAAACTACGATGCATTTAAAGAGATTAAGGTATTACAGTTAGATGTTGATAGTTTACTTAGATTTATTTTACCATCTGATTATGTGAATTGGGTTCGTATATCTTATTACAAAGATGGTTGGATTAGACCACTTACTGAAAACATTCAGTTGAATAGTTCTCAGGAATATCTTCAAGACGAAACAGGAAAAATTTTATTTGAAAAATCAGTTTTTGAGATTTTAATGGCGAATGGATATGGAAGAGGTAACTTTTTTATCAATGCGGAAGAAAGCCCGATTTCCGCATCAATGGATTATGTCCATTT